AGGATTCTTGAATGACAGAAAAACCAGTTATTGAATTAATCAGCGAACTTACAGAGTTCAATGATATTAAGCAGTTTATGAATGACCCAGACCTTGACTACGCTCTTGATTTGATTATTAAGTTAATTGCAAAACCTGATGTTCCTTCATCAAAAGCTCCCGACCTAATTGTAAAGATGCAAGCTTTGTCTGCAAAATTTGCAATCATGTCCAGATTCTATACCACTTTTGAAAAAGGCGGGGAGAACTCAAAGAAGAAGAACGTATATTACACAGCAGAAGAAGCAATCAACCGCCTAGTTGATGCACTTAAATATTCAGCAAAGTATGGAGCATAATGGGAAGAGATTTAATAGCTAATTTAAAGTTTCAAAAGATGTCAAACCCAGAAGGGTTTGATCCAATTAAGTTTGCAGAGATGTATGAGGAGGCTGTATTAAGTGGTAAAAGACCAAATGAATTCACGCAAAAGAAAACTTTTAGTCCTAGTACTGTTGGTTATGGTAATGGTAACTGCCCTAGATATTGGTTCATTGCTTTTACTGGTGCTGAGTTTGAAAATGAAACCGATGCTATGGGCGTCGTTAATATGGATAACGGTACGTATGTGCATGATCGCATACAGAAAGTCATGGCTAAAACTCCAGTATTCAAAGCAAATGAAACAGAAGTTACCCACGATGATCCACCAATTAGAGGATTTGCAGACACTTTTATAGAGTGGAATGGTAAAGAAGTTGTTGGCGAGATAAAGTCCGCAAAGGAAGAAATCTTTGCAATCAGACAAGCAGAAATGCAAGGATTGCCATACCATAAAGTTCAGCTTTTGACTTACATGAAGATTAGAGGGGCAGAGCAAGGCTTCTTTTTCTATGAAAATAAAAATGATAATAGCTTTTTAATTATTCCAATTAACATGGATGAAAAAAATAAAAAGCTCGTTGACGGTGTTTGGGATTGGATGCGTAAAGTATATGCAGCCTACGAAGCTGGAACTTTACCAGAAAGAAAGTTTACAAAGTCAACATGGGCTTGTAAAGGATGTCCAGTCAAGAAAGTTTGCTGGGAAGATAAAAAGGATCTTGGTGAAGTTGATATAGAAGCATTGGTGCTTGAAAAATGATATGTGCCTATGATAAATGTGAGGGTCAAAGAGAATTTGAGCCAAAGACCCATAATCAAAAGTATTGTTCAGATGAGTGCTGCCGAATAGCTACTAATCAAAAGCTTAAAGAGGCTTACTATGAAAAGAAAGCTAGATTGGCGGGTAAGCAAAGAATATGCAAGAATCGTGGATGCAATGTTATATTAAGTAGATATAACGAAGGTAATATTTGTGACAAATGTGTAAGTTCTGCCAAAGAAGCAGAAAGACAAGCTATATTGGATATGATAAATAATGTCACTGGCTAGTCTTGTAAAACCCAGAGGAACTAAGGTACTTGCTATAGATGCAAGTACTAATAGCCTTGCTTTTTGCCTTATGAACGGTAAAAAGCCAGTTAAATGGGGAGAGGTTGTGTTTGAAGGGGCGGATGTCTATGAAAGAATACTTGATGCAAAGCGTAAGATTAAATCATTTAAAAACCAATTAGACACAGACTTTGTTGTTATTGAAGCCGCAATTACAGTAAGATCTGTACAGACAGGAATTAAGATGGCATACGTATTTGGTGCTATAATGGGAGAGTTACTTAGTGATAATGTTGAGGTGGTGGAGGTTCACCCCATAACCTGGCAGTCATATCTTGGAAACAAGAATTATACTAAGGCAGAGAAAGAGGCGATTAAACTTGAATTCCCAGGAAAGTCAGATAACTGGATTAAAGCGAAAATCAGAGAAAGAAGAAAACAAAGGACGATTGACTTTGTTAGAAATATGGGCGTTAAAACTGAGTCCGATAATGTCGCTGATGCGGCGGGAATAGCATGGTATGCAGTAAATGAAATTATATGATTCTAAAGAGTGGTGTTACAAGAGATATGTAGTAGAAAAGAAAAAGATTGTTGATATGGCAATGGAAGCTAAATGCTCTCATATGACTATTCAGAGATCACTAGAAAGATTTGGTCTTATCAAGAAACAGAGGAAGTGGGCTAAGTAATGAAACTTTGCTATAAAGTATTCCATATTGAAGGTATGGGAGATTCTGCAGCAATAAGATCAGAGTTAAATTATAAAATTAATAATTATTTAAATAATGTATTTAATGAATTAGATACGCCAACTATTCAGATTATGAATCAAACACAATATGAAGATTTTAATAAAAAATACGGATTGTTAAACCCAACAGATTCATTTAAATATGGGGAGTTGGGGATTTGGGCAAGCAATCTGCTGGCAATGCAAAATTTTCTTGAATCAGACTATGATGTATTAATGTTGATGGAAGATGACATTAGCTATAATGAAAATTTTGTACAGTTGTTAGATGCCTACCTGAAGGATATGCCAGAAGATTGGGATGTATTTATTTATTTTTGTCATTCAAATCAGTTTAGTCTTTTTAATAATATTTATAATGGTGCAAGAATAGTGCCAGCATATCAAGATTGGTCAATGCTATGCTATCTTTTAAACAAGCAGGGTGCTAAAAAGATGCTGGACTCTGTAAAAGAAACTGGAATCAACATGCCTATAGACTGGTATATATTTAGACAGCCAGACAGATTTAAATCCTATACTTTAGCACCATATGCACCTCAAGGTTGTAGTTTGTATGAAACAACATCAACATTTCAACACATAGATGAAAGGGTTATATTGTAATGAATACTTTTGCATCATTGTGGGTAGGTGGTACATTAACAAAGATACAAGAAATATCCCTATCATCATTTGTTTTTTATGGTCATGATATAACACTTTATGTTTATGATCAATCAATTATTGTTCCAGAAGGAGTAAAGAAAGCAGACGCCAAAGATATTCTTTCAGAAGAATCTTTATTTAAAGTTGAAAATTCTTATGCTGCGTTTTCAGATGTATTTAGATATAACATGATAAAAAAGACTGGAAAAATATGGGTTGATGCAGATACAATTTGTTTATCAGATAATTGGGAATTTAAAGATAATATATTTGCATCTATTGAACTAGGATATAATGATTTTTGCGTAGTTGGGGGAGTACTTAGTTTAAATAAAGACTCGGAAATAATAAATTATTTAATATATGAAGTAAATAAGATAGATAAAGAGCATATGAGCTGGTCTGATATGGGGCCAAAATTATTAAATCAAGCTTTTAAAAAATTTAATTATATGGAGTATGCTTACGATCAAAAAATATTTTTAGGTATAAATTTTCAAGATTGGCATTCTTTGTGGGATCCTAATTCTTTAAATAAAATACTTGATTTATACAACACTTCAAAGTCAATATCTGTATATAATCAAATGTGTACAAGAAACAACATTGATAAAAATAATTTACCTGAAGGTTCGGCAATGCAATATTTTTATAAAAAATACTGTATTTAAAATAATAGGAGGAAAAATGAAAGCATTGGTAACTGGTGGAGCAGGATTCATAGGATCTAATTTAGTTGATGAACTTATTAATTTAGGACATGAAGTTGTTGTTATAGATAATGAATCTTCAGATTCTCATGAAGAATTTTTTTGGAATAGCAAAGCAGTTAATTATAAGTTTGATATTAGAGATTATGAAAATACTCGTGCTTTATATAACAACATAGATTTTGTTTTTCATATAGCTGCAGAATCAAAAATTCAATCAGCAATTAATAACCCCATAAATGCTGTAAGTATTAATTCTGTAGGAACAGCTACAGTTCTTCAATGTTCAAAAGAATCAGGTGTTAAAAGAGTAATCTATTCTTCAACATCATCTGGGTATGGAAGAAATCCAATACCAAATATAGAGATTCAACCAGACGATTGCTTAAACCCATATGCGGTTTCTAAAGTAAATGGTGAAAAACTTTGCAAAATGTATACAGAGTTATTTAATCTTCCAACAATAATATTTAGGTATTTTAATGTTTATGGAGAAAGACAGCCAGCCAAAGGTCAGTATGCACCTGTAATTGGATTATTTATAAAACAAAAAAATGATAAAAAAGCACTTACTATTGTGGGAGACGGGGAACAAAGAAGAGACTTTATCCACGTATCGGATGTTGTAAGAGCAAATATATTAGCAGCAACCACAGATGTATTGACAGAATCGTTCGGCGAGGTATATAATATAGGAAGTGGTATTAATTATTCTGTTAATCAAATAGCAGCAATGATTTCTGACAATCTAGTTTTTATACCATCAAGACTAGGTGAATCAAAAGAAACTTTATCAAATACAGATAAAATGAAAAAAACTTTTGGTTGGAGTTCTAAAGTAAACCTAGAAGAATGGATAAAGAAAAATGCTTAAAGGAATATACGAAGATACAGATATTTTTTCATGTAGAGACTTATATTTGCATGCTACAAAGGCCCCATCTGGATCTAAAATTTGGAGTGCTTGCCATGAAATTGCACATCTTTTAATAGAAAAGAATATATCTTATGGCGATTCAGCTTTATCTCCAAACAGGATATTTGCACAATCTGACAATGTTGAACAGCTTAAAGTAAGAATTGATGATAAATTAAATAGAGTTAAGAACAATCAAGGCTTCGCTGGTGATAACGATATTGATGATTTGATTGGTTATTTAATCTTACTTAAAATTGCCATTGACAAAAGCAGTAATTAAAGGGTATAATTAAGTATGCCAAAATATGATTACACTTGCATTGAATGTAACAGAACAGAAGAGATTACCAGATCATTTTCTGATCCAGAAGTTATTCCTCCTTGCCCAAATTGTGGTTATAGCATGACAAGAGTATATACGCCTGCAGGAATTCAATTTAAAGGATCAGGATTTTATAAAACAGACAATGGCTAATGAAATAGAAGTTGCGGGTCAATTTGACCAAATGAATAAAGTTATTGAAGAATTGTTAAAAGGCAATTCTCCAGCCCAGATTGCTCGCTCTCTGGAGCTTACTCGTGTTCAAGTAGAGAACTACATTGATGCTTGGAAAGGCTTTGTTCATGACAACAAAGCTATTCGTGACCGTGCTAAAGAAGCTTTGGCTGGAGCAGATGAGCATTACAACATGCTTATCAAAGAAGCTTGGGTCACATTAAATCAAGCAGATGCACAAGATGCACCAAATGTTAAAGCACAAGTAATTAAGCTTATTGCTGATATTGAAGCTAAGAGAATTGATATGCTAAACAAGGCAGGGGTCTTGGAAGATACTTCTATGGCAGATCAAATCCTAGAGTCAGAAAGAAAGCAAGATATTCTTGTAGGAATACTAAAAGATGTAACTGCAACTTGTGATAAATGTAAATGGGAAGTATCCCGTAGACTCTCAGAAGTAACAGGTCAAATAGAGGCTGTTGTAATAAGTGACTGATTTTAATATTTTTCTTGATGCTCTTGAAGGTGATGAGTTCTCAGAAAAACCCGCATCTCTTGAAGAATTTGTAACCAGCAAAGATTATTTGGGACTGCCTCCTCTTTCACAATATCAATATCAAATGATTCGTGCATCTACGCAAATTTATAAGCGTGAGACATTGCACAAGATTTATGGTGAAGAAGAAGGCGAAAAGATTTGGAAGCAAACTTGCTCCGAAGTTATTCTGCAACTGGGCAAAGGTTCTGGAAAAGACTATACATCTACAATCGCTTGTGCATACATGGTGCATTTGCTTTTGTGCTTAACGGATCCAGCAAGATACTATGGCAAGCCACCAGGCGATGCTATTGATATTATTAACATTGCTATTAACGCTATTCAAGCTAACCGAGTATTCTTTAAAGGATTTAATCAACGTATTGAAAAGTCCCCGTGGTTCCAAGGCAAGTATATTGCTAAGGCTAACATGGTTGAGTTTGATAAATCGGTTACAGTTCACTCAGGTCACTCAGAACGTGAAGCATGGGAAGGCTATAATGTTCTCGTAGTTATCCTTGACGAAATTTCAGGCTTTGAACTTGAATCAACATCTGGACATGATCAAGCAAAAACAGCATCAGCTATTTATAAGATGTATCGTGCATCTGTAAACTCCCGTTTCCCAGACTTTGGCAAAGTAATTCTTCTTTCATTCCCACGTTTTAAGAATGACTATATTCAGCAAAAGTATAACGAGGCGGTAGCTGAAAAAGAAACTGTTATTAGACACCATAAATTTAAAGTTGATCCAGATTTGCCAGATGGAACTGAAGGCAATGAATTTGAAATGGAATGGGAAGAAGACCATATTATTTCATACAAGGTCCCCAGAATGTATGCTTTAAAAAGACCTACATGGGAGATCAATCCGACTAGAACAATTAATGATTTTACAATTGACTTCTATACAGATCCAACAGACGCTTTATCACGTTTTGCCTGCATGCCACCAGATGCTACTGATGCGTTCTTTAAGAACCGTGCGGTGATTGAAAAAGCTTTTAGCAATCCTAAATTAAATGTAGATTCTTATGGAAGATTTGATGATGATTTTAAACCAAAAGATGGGGTTAAGTATTTTATGCATGTTGATTTAGCACAAAAGCATGACCACTGTGCAGTGTCATTAGCACACGTTGATGGCTGGGTTACAATGAAAATTGGAGATCAATATAAAGAAGCAGCACCAAGAGTTGTTGTAGATGCCGTAAGGTATTGGACACCAACAGCTTCTAAGTCAGTTGATTTTACAGAAGTTAAAGATTATATTACAGGAGTAAGAGATCGTGGTTTTAATTTAAAGTTGGTTACATTTGACCGATGGAACTCACACGATATGATGCAGCAGTTGGGAGTCCACGGTATCAAGACAGAAATCCTTTCAGTGGCTAAAAAACATTATGAAGATATGTCTCTTACTTTAACTGAAGAAAGATTGCATGGTCCAAAGATACAATTACTCATAGATGAGCTTTTGCAACTTCGTATTATGAAGGACAAAGTAGATCACCCAAGAAAAGGCTCTAAGGACCTTTCAGATGCTGTATGTGGCTCTATATATAATGCTATTTCAATGACTCCTCCAGATGCAGACAAAGAAGTTGAAATATACACATATGGCGGGGTATTCTCAGAAGAGTTACAAAAACTAAAAGAAGAATCAGACGCTAGATTGAAAAATGTTATTAAAACTCCAGAAAGACCACAAATGCCATTAAGTTTGCGGGAGTATATGGGATTAAGTAATGATGAAGAAGATGATGAATTTCCTGTTGACAGCATTAGATTAATATAGTAGAATAACGACAACAACAAACAAAGGATAATAAATGTTAGCAAATGGAACTATCAAGACTATTGAAGATGAAGACGATATTTATATTAGTTTAACTGCACTATGTGAGTATTTCACAAGGTCTGCAGTAAATATGAGAAATGAAATTGATGCAGCAGATACAAAG